ATACCACTCCATCGGACGCAGGTAATAACAGACTCACAGCAGAAAACGCAGAATTTTACCAACGCACACTATTAGAAGCACTTATGAACTCTGTTGTTTATATGCCTTATGGCAAAAAGACTCCAATCCCTAAGAACGCAGGCGCTACTACTTCATGGAGACGCCTTGAAATGCCAGCGGTTACGACTACTGCACTTACAGAAGGTATCACACCAGATGGTATTGACTTAACAGTTAATAAAGTATCAGCAACTGTTCAACAATTCGGCACATGGACTAAAATCACTGACTTGTTAGATATGACAGGCCTTGACCCATTAGTTACAGAAGTATCAGGAATGTTCGGCGATCACGCAGGCTTATCAATGGATATCGTTATCAGAGATATCTTACTTGCAGGAACTAACACACAATTTGCTAACGGTAAAGCATCAAGAGCAACTCTCGTAGCAGGCGATGTGTTAACTACAACTGAAATTCAAAAAGCTAGAGCGACAATGGTTAAAAACAACGTTAAGAAAATCAAACTTCCTAACGGTCAAATGGGTTATGTTGCATTTATTCACCCAGATTCAGCAACTACTATCTTCAATCTTCAAGAGTGGAAAGATCAAAACACTTATGTTGATGTTAAAAACAGAGAAATGGGTATCGTTGGTCAAATGTACGGAATCTATTTCATCGAAGCCAACACAGCTTCTACATTTGTAAACGGTGGAGTAGGTGCAAACCTTGCAGGTAAAGCAATGTTACTTATTGGTGCAGACGCATTTGGTGTTCCTGATATTGCTGGTTCATCTAAACCTGAAATCTTGGTTTATACAGAAGGTAATACAGAAAACCCATTGAACCAATATTCAACAGTTGCATGGAAATCAACATTTACATCTGTTATCTTGCAACCATTAGCAGTGTTAAGATTAGAGTACTTGAACGTATAATAAAATAGGGGAGTAAAATCCCCTTTCTTTTTAAGAAAGAGGTAATATATGCCCAAAGGAGTACCAAACAAACAAAGGAAAACACGCGCACCGAACAAACCTAAAGTTGAGCAAAGAGTTGAAAAAGTAATTGAACAAACAATTGCCATAGAGCAGAAGGAGTCCAACATGAAAATCACTAAAGATACGCCTAAATGGGGCGCTTTAACAGTAGAATCACACAATCTCACATTTGTTGGTGAGGACTTAGTTGACTTAGAAATCCCATATGACGAACAGAACGCGGTTAATCATCATATTATATGTGTCAATGGTAATCAGATCATACTCGGAGTCGATACACCTTTGAAAGTACCTAAATCGGTTTATGACAACTGGGTAAAATCTGTTAAAGACACAAACTCGGCTAAAAAAAGAATGGCACACACTAAAGAACTTAAAGTTTAAAACATAAGAGGATTACCTACATGGTCAATCCTCTTTTTTAAAAGAGGGGGTTAACATGAGCATATCTCAAATATTACACAATAAATTTACAGACGCGTTTGAATTTGTAACAGGTGCGTTTAAATCAATTGATGTAGACCATTCATATATTCATCAAAAGAAAAAGTATTCTGCTTTTCTAAAGCAATCAATAGCCCTTGCAGGTACTCATGTGTTTTGTTTTAAAACACCAGCAACAGGCTACGTGCATTATAGACCTATAGGGATTAATCCATCAGCAGATAAAATAGATATTCAAGCCTATGAAGATGCAGTATTCACACCAGCAACAGGGACATTACTTGTAATAAATAATAGAAACAGAAATACACCACCTGTTTCGGGCGTTGAGTTAAGGTCTGCCCCTACAGTTACGACAGCGGGTACGTTGCTCGATGGCTTTTCAGATTGGTTACCGGGTTCAACAGGGGTTGGTCAAGCAAGACTAGGAAGTAGCACTATTGGTGGCGATGAAATAGTAATGAAGCCTAACACAACTTATAGAATTGTAATCACAAACGGTTCGACATCTGCCAATGTAGTGGGAATCAAGTTTAATTGGTATGAACAGGAAAGCGGGGAATGATGAAAACTAAATTAGACGTACAGAATTATGCCTTGGCTACGCTTGATGAGGCAACAAAAAAAGGTGTAGCAATTGCACCATCAAAGAACGCAGACTATCGCGCTAAACTTAGCTTATTTTTAGATACAGCGCAGAAATATATTGCAGGGATTATCAAAATACCCGCAGTGTTTACAGTGACTCAAAACGCATCACCTAACATGGAAGGACTATTAAGGGGCTTTGATGTTGAGCAAGTGCTACCTGATAAACCAAAGGTCTACACGTTCACAGGTTGCAAGTCTATGTATTTTGAGGTAGACAACGTTTGTACAATAATCATTAAGGTTAATGGAGTAACACTTGAAACCATATCTAACACAGCTAAGCGTCAGTTTACAGCGTACAAAAGACTTACAGGTGCAACATCATCAGACACAGTGGAAATCACGTTCACAAGCCTATATCCGTTCAATAAACGCAACACTGGCTTCTATGCTTACGCTTATCCAACAGCAGCAGACGTTCCTGAATATATGCCTTACTTATCGTATGATATGCCTAGTAACTTTTTAGAGTTCGACTCAATTATAATTAAGAGCGATCCTAGAATTTACGCATCATACATCGCGCATAAGTGGGAAAACAACAACAAGATTATATTAAATTACGATGATAAAGGGTCGTTTGATATTCACTATTACAAGTATCCTGCAACGATAGCAGCAGATGCACTTGATAGCACAGTACTAGACATAGAAGATAAAGCCTTTGAAGTAGTGGCGCTACAGTGTGCAATCATGGCAACCGCGGCAGACAATCCTACTTTATCATCGTGGATACGTTCACTATACGTTGAGAAGATACAAAACATATCACAGAAAGAAATGCCTATTCAAAATTTTATACAATCAGTTTTCACGATAGGTTAGGAGGTACACATGGCATTTATAACGCCTAATTTTAGTCAACCTAAAGCACCAAAGCCAAGCTTCTGGCCCAATAAAGATCATCCTCTTAATGGTGGACTTGACCTTAACGGTACAGAGTTTGAGTTACCCGAAAACAAAACAAATAAATGCCTTAATGTATGGTTTAAAGATGGCGAGTTAGACAAGAGGTGGGGGCAAGATTTCGTCAATAGTGGAGAAGTCGTTGAAGCACTCGGACACTCTGCCTACAAGTATTTATACAAAGGTAATATCATTAAGCACACAGGAACAAAACTTTATAAACAGACACCTCTAGGGGTCGTTACAAGCATATTCACAGGGCTTAACAATGTGAAGTCACGTTTATTCAAGTTTGGCGACAAGGTTTACTTTAAACAAGCGGGCAAGTATGTTCAATATGACGGAACAACAGCGGCTAATGTTGTGGCTTATATCCCAACTATCATCATCAATAGAACGCCTACTGGTGGTGGTGACTTACTAGAAGATTACAACAGACTAGGAAAAGGATTTAAGAACTCATTTAACGGAACAGGTGCGGCAACCGTTTATACTTTAACAGATACTTTACTTGATGCAACACTAGTTACTGCTACGGTTGGTGGTGTGGCTAAAGTAGAAATTACAGACTTCACAGTCAATCGTACAACAGGTGTTGTGACTTTTACAGTGGCGCCTGCTATCGGTACAAATAACGTCATCATAACAGCTTACAAAACAGACCAAGCCGATATTGACTCAATTTTAAACTGTTTATCAGTGATTCCGTTCGGTGGACAAAACGACAACAGATTATTCTTTGGCAATAACGGTACAGGGTTTTACTACTGGACAGGCATATCGGCAGACGGTGTTGATCCTACTTATTTTCCACTTAGCAATTTTAATATAGTCGGGCTTAGTGATGAAAACATTACAGGGTTTGGCAAACAACAAAATGCTTTGTTGGTTATTAAGGAACGCGAGATATACGGTGTCGAGTATTCATTCAACGGTATAATAGGTGTATTCAACTCTTATCCTATTAGTGACGTGTTTGGGTGTGACTGTCCTTGGACGATTCAAACGGTCAATAACGTTACGGTGTTTTTATCAACGGAATTTGGGCCTTGTATTGTTCAATCAACAAACGTAGGTAACCAAAGAGCAGTATTCTCGATAGGTAGAAATATTAACTTGAGGCTTTTAAAAGAGTTGAACTTAACAAACGCTACCTCTCTAGAGTATGACGGTAAGTATTGGTTAGTTGTTAACGACAAAGCTTATGTATGGGATTACTTCACTGCACCTTATTACGACACAGGAAATCCAGACGATAACGCGCAAAGGCTTTCATGGTGGTACTTTGATAATATCAATGCAGAGGATTTCATCAAAGAAGGGAACGAACTGTTTTACATCAAACGTGACACAGGAAAGCTTGTAAAAATGATACAACCAGATCAAGGTTCTCAGTATTTAGATTTTGGTTTGGGCTACATGTCAGTATACCGTTATCCGTTCAGATTAGTTGGTGGTGGACTGTATGAGTTTACTATAATTAGTGGTATAATAGGTGTAAGAGGCAACAGAAAAACAACATATAGTGTAACTTACTTTACGAACGATGATTTTGTAGGCGAGTTAGATTTAGATACAATAGATGTCGGAACATTTGCATGGAATACCATTGATTGGGCAAATCACACTTGGGCGGTCACAGGTTCACTTGAACTATTTCCACTTAGACCAACACTAAAAAACATTCAGTATTTTGCGGTAGAGTTTTCAAATGACGTACCAGGAGCATCATTAAACCTTCAATTTATGAAGTGGCAATATAAAATCGGTAAACTTATCAGATAGGGGGTCAATATGCCATTAACACCAAGAGTAAAAAAATATACAGATTATGGGTATCTTATAACAAACCCTGCAAGCGAAAACGATGTAAGGTCTCAAATGGACGGTGCAGTTCAAGAGGTGTTTGACATAGTAGAAGCTGGTAAGGCTAGTAAGGTGCAAGAAGCTTGGATTGCGCCAACACTTTTAAATGGGTGGGTGAATTTTGGCGCGCCTTATGGCGATGCTAAGTATTATAAAGATGAATTCGGAATTGTCCATTTGGAAGGGTTTATTAAATCCGGAACAGTAAATCAAACTTGTTTTCAACTTCCTTTGGGTTATAGACCAGAAAAAGCATTATTGATTCCTTGTTTTTCTAATGGAACAATCGGAGTAATTGTAATAACTGTACTTGGAGAAGTTCAACCAACAGTGCCATCAAATAACACTAATTTATCACTTTCAAATGCTTCTTTTAAGGCGGTGTAAATATGAAATTATTAAGAATTGACGAACAAGGATTGTTTATAGAAGATGTAATCGTTGACAAGATACCAACAATCATAGTTGATGAAGTTGAAGTCAATGACCCACTTTATATCCAAGAAACACCAGTGGGGTTCTACCTTCCTAAATGGAGTGGTAGCGAGTGGGTAGAAGGTAAGACACAGGCAGAGATTGATACAATTGTGAATGTGGTGCAACCACCAAATCAATCCGATAGAATTAAACAACTTGAAAACACAATGTTGGGTCTTATGGACTTTATGATGGGGGGATTATAATATGTATGGATTTATTTTAAACATGTGGATTATGAGAAGAATCAACGAAGCAAAAGTAAGAAGCTACGTTCCGTTTTATATTACACAAATTGAATGTGACATGATACTTGCTACACCACAATTAGAAGAACCAATGAGTGTAATAACTCCACAAATTTAGGGGGTACACATGGCACTAACACAACAGCAAATTGACGCAACAAAACGATATAGAGCTGGCGAGATAACATCAGACCAATATAAACAGTTGTATGTTACCAACTACAATCCTGCAAAAGACCCAACAGCAGGTAAAAACATGGCGTACTCTGGCACATCATCACCCGAAGCAATCAAGATACTGCAGAACTCACAAGACTTGATTAACGCTATGCAACAACAAATACAACCGCAAGCACCTGTTCAGCAGATTCAACCACCTGTTCAGAAATTGCAACAGCCTATTCCACAACCGATGCAACAACCCGCACAGATAAACAATGCGGCACAAAATACACAAATAAACGAACAATATAAATCTCAAACTGATGCAATGGTGGCAGAGTTAAAGAATCGTATTGCACAGTCGGTACAGAAGCAACAAGGGTTGATTTCAAAAGCACCGCAAACTTATGATCCGATGCGTTCACAATCAGAACTAGCCAAAGGTCAAGAGTTAAGAAGCGTCCTTGAACGTAACTCGTTAATGGGTGATAGAGGTGGCGTTGGTAGACAATCGGCATTACAGACACAAACAGAAGGCGAGAATAGACTCAACTCAATCAACCTACAACAACAGAACTTCATAGACACAGCAAACCAAGAAATCGCTAGTCTTGAAACGCAAGGATTGTTTGAAGAAGCTAGTATTGTAGCAAGCCAACGTTCAAAAGAACTTCAAGCACTACTCGAGCAACAACGATATGATCAACAGCGTTCAGATAACCAACAAAGATTATTGTTAGAACAATCTCGATATGACCAAGAACGCGCGACTGAACAATCTAGATTTGATTACGGTGTATCGCAAGACTTGGCACAAACACAAGCATCTACTCAAGACCAAGTGGTTCAAGACTTCATTTCAACCATTGGCAGATTTGCTAGGGATTATTCATCAGAGGTTAACCGCAATAAGAATGACGGGGATACATCGAACGATTGGCAGATACCTTTCCTTGAGCAAGCTAAACAAGAAAAAATCCAATCTCAAGGATTAGACCCTAACACAGGCAGACCATTGCCAGTGGATAACACACCTCAATTAACATCATCAAGTGCAGCTATTGACTTATGGAAACAACTTGGTACAGCTAATCAATCAATTGCAAATGCGTTGGGTGTTCCTGTAGGCACACGATACACCGCACAAGCAAGTGGTTCAAGTGGTGGATCTAGTCGTTCAAGTGGTGGTTCTAGCACAAGCCAATCTGGTTTAGTTTCACCTGTTAGCAATATGACACCAAAACAAACTATCTCTTATACCGAATCAAATTTAAGAGGAACGAGTGGGACTTCTAGTGCTGATATGCTTGTAAATCTAAACGATTCTGGTGTACTCGATAACTTAACACCATCTGAAATCAAAACTTTAATGAACAAGTTTAATGTCACTGAATCAATGCTCGCACAATCAGAAAACAGACAAACAATTCCAACAAGTGGCATTTCACTTCCTAGTGGTCGTACTTTAGGTGGCAACAATATAACAGTACCAAGACCTATCAGCCCAAATATCCTAACACGTTAGAGGTGGGAAATGATTAAAAAAAGAACTTCAATTTTAGATAAAATAGGGGCAACAAAACAACTTACACCAACGCAATCAGTGGGTAAATTGTTAGCGCCTATCAAAACAGTTGGACAATCAGGATACAGAGAGAATGAATTGCTTAGACAATCTCAACCTGTATTACCTGTCGTTCAGCCACAACCTTTAACAACTAAACTTACAAGACAACCTAGCACTCAAACACTTAGAGAATCGACACAACGTGCAAACGCTAAAGATTCAACTATTGAACGTAAGCAAGAGAAACAAACCAAACAAGACGCATCGGCGCGCGCTAAGATGCTAGAAAAACAAATGGCTGATAAGTATGGTATTGATGTTAGACGTGCCAACAGCCCTATTGAAGCGGTCAATATGCTAACGTTAGTCGATGATGATCAGAAAGAACAGTTTAAAAAAGACTTTGCTGAATACTC